TGCAAGATGAATCAATCCGCACGGCATAGTTCTGAAGTAGCGAGTTGACAAGCACTCTTGTATCCCGGATGCTGGGATTCACCGATGGCTGACGCATCTGCGCCCTACCAAGATGCAAGCGAGTAGATACCACATCATAGTACCCGGTGTTGCCACTTGTCAACGCTGACCGATTCGCCCCAGTCGCATCGCCAGTGACGATGAAGCTCGCCTTCGGGAACGCTGCGATGATACTGTCGCAGAGCTGATAGATATCAGAATTCCTGAGTGCGAACTCCTGAACCACGTTGATGCAACCATTGATGTGCTGCACTGCGATGCAGGTGATAGGGTCCACGTTGAAATCGAAGCTGAGATACAGATGATGGAGCTGGTCGAACTTGACCGATGTCACGTGCTTGGCTTCATCGAAAGCATAAGCAAATGGATTGTTGGCAAGGTCAACATCTTCAGCCAGTATCTCGCACCTGAACGTAAGCTCATCCAACTGCTCACGCAGATGGTCGACCTCTTCATGGCTGATATGCGGATTATCGTAAGTTGATAAGTTGAACGATGACCAACTCGTATCATCCTTTGCGAACAGTTCCTTGAAGAAAGTCCTGCCAAACTTCGGTGTGCTGAGAATCCAAGCATCGCCTTTGAAGTCCAGCAGTGTAGCCATGATGGTCTGCGTCCACGCCTCCCTGAACTTCTTCGCCTTCTCAGCCTCGTCAATCACGACCCTTGCATACTTGCGCCCCCTGCCTGAGTCAGGCTCGTCCATCGACCAGAAGTCAATAATTCCACCAGTGATCAGGCGCATCTGCTTGGTCTGTTCGTTCTTGGTCTCTATGATTGGCTTGAGCGTGTACTTGAGTTCAAGCCATACATCATGCAGGTCCTTGTACGTGGGCGCATAGTACGCACACGGCTTGCCATCAAGCGCAACTTGAGGCAGCAACTCATTCACGGCAAGTGTGGTCTTGCCCCATCGCCTGCCAATCTTCAGCACGTTGTAGCGACTGGCTTCCGTCAGCACTTTCTCCTGACCACTATGCAGTCGCTTGAGCTTGACCTCGATGTCAGTCACGGATAATCCTAATGTTAATCGTGCCGTCATCCGGCTTAATCTCCTGACGATTCATCTTCGGAGTGATGTACTCAGCAAGAGTAGCCAGCATCTTGAGACGCTCGCCCGGACTGAGTTCAGCCAAGTCACGCCTCATCTGGTACTCATCGTACTCGTTCAGCACTCGTTCTATCTTTTCCTTGAGCCTCATTTCTTCTTCTTGACTTTAGTAGGCAGGTTCTTCATCTGCTTGGGAGATGTCTTCTTGGCGAACTCCTTTGCGACTTTCGGATTGGTTGCGTATAAGTAAGCTATTTGTGATTTGGACTTGAATGGCATCGTCTATAAGATTTACAAATATAAAACTAATCTCTTCGTTTATTTTTCTTTCCTCTTTCACATGATACCAATCGCTTCCATCAAAGTAAGCTTGAATTATCTCTTCATTGAATAGCCTTACGATATAGTCATCTTCATCCACAAGAATGTCAGTAAACCTAACCCATGTCTTTCTCATTCAATCTCCCCCTCATCACTCAGCACCCTCTCCGCCCATCGTAGCGCAGGCTCACCGCCCCAGAGCAGGTACGAGATAGTACCGCACGCAGTAGTGTCACGTGGGTCGTAGTATTCTGCTGCTCTGCTGAGATACGAGTACATCCGCTTCACCGTCTCAGTCGTGATCGTCTCCCGGTTCGCCAGTTGCTGCGCACGTATCTTACCCACCTGCGTAGCGCATCGGTTGTTGATTTCAGCGTTCAGCCGTATCCCCCTCTCAGCTTCATCGCTGATAGCTTGAGGGTAGTCATCGTATGTTGCCATCACTTCTTGCTTATGTATTGATAGAAGTAAAGATAATCATTCACAAGGCAATCATCCTGCACAAGTCCTGACTCAGCTAATCGCATTGAATAGTCTCGGTCCTCGCCCATGCTGATAGGCTTGTAGCCAATCTCCTTTGCTATGCTCGTCATCACCGGGTTGAGATGATTCAGCGGTCTTGTGTACCTCATCGCACCATCGTACCGCACTGGCTTCTCTGAGTAAGTCAGTCCTGCCTTATGGATGAACTCGTATGGTATCATTCCATTGGTGGTGATGATTCCTCTGAAGCCAACACCATAAGCATCACGCTTCAACCAGTATAGAATCTTGTCAACGTAACTACCAGCAATGATATCGTCATCATCGATGAACGCAATGTATTTGGTGGTACAGTTGTCAACTGCATACTGACGCTTCTCGCCAATCGAGAACTCACGATTATCCTTCAACACCACCACATCAACGAGATGCGTAAGTTGTGGGTCAAGCAATCCTCTCAGCCGTTGCAGGAACTTCTCCCTGCCATTGATGGTCAGGATGAAGATTGTCCAGAGTGCCTTAGATGGGGAAGCCATTGCGCTTGCGATGTTCAAACACTCGTTGCCCATGATCCCACGCAATCTTAGAGTTCTCCTTCTGGTAGGTCCTATCAAGCTTGCTCTTGCCTACCGTGTAGTGGCGATGATCAAACTCTAAGTTCTTATCCACCCGGTAGAATCCGTGCTTGCGTGCGGTCTCAGCGAGGTCATTGTCTGCGAACATACTGATGTAGGCAGGATGATATAAGTACCCAAGCTTCTCGTATGCCAGTCGGTTCATGATGGGTAGAGTCACGATGTCACTGCGGATACCATCGAAGACCTGCAACACCACTGGCTCATCGCCATAGTCATCGAAGCGTTCAATGAGTTTGGTGTCCCAGCCAAGCATTGGAAACATATCATCAGACACCAGCACCAAGATATCGCCCTGACTGCGCTCAGCAGCAGCGTTGCTTGCCTGCACCATGTTGGTCGAATCGCCCACGATGATTGTCACTGGCTCATTGTCGAAGACGCGGTAGTAGTCATCGACATCAGGATCGTTACTCGATAGGCTGATGATCCACTCGATCTCATCGTAGTTCGTCTCAGCCATGACCCAAGCATTATGGCAGAATAATGCCTGCTCCGATCTGCCGAAGCTGGGGTGAATTACGCTAATTCTCCGGTCCATATCCCTTCAATTAAGCAGTGCAATCCATCCAAGCATCTTGTTTTGCGTGTGTAACCTTCGCCCGATTCGGCTATGATTCGACCATTGCGAGCGATTACACGCCACCGCCAGAGTCCTTGTTTATCCTTGTAAACTTCGTATTTCATTGTGTTTAAGATAAATAAGGGGAGGCAACAACTCCTCCCCTTCAGACAACAAACTATGAACTAATTAGAAGCGTTTTAACGCACGATAATTTTAGAAAGGTAGGTCGCCACCACCAACGTGGAGAACGTTCGCCTGAGGGCTTGTATTGGCGTTGTACGGCTTTTTAAAAGCGACTGACAAGTATTTCTCGCCAGCCTTCGATGTTTTCACCCATGCACTGAGTTCCATCGCTTCACCGTTGACCACGCACTTGCCTGTATAGTCCGGGTGGGTTTCTTGTTGTTTCTTCTTGTTGGAGAACAAAGCTCCTGAGTTATCCTTCTGATCCATGTTTGAAATTAGTTAAGCCGTTAAATATCGGAAACGATTCGATTCGTCCAAGCACTTAGTAGAATCTTCATCTGAAATTCATCAGTGAAGAAGAATGAAATAAAATGAAGGAACACAATCACATAAGTGATTGATAAAGAATAAGTATGAAGGAGTGAAGGAAACTTTTCCAACTTCACGGAAAAAAGGGTTTCGTAAAACATAATAAAAATAAAAGAAAAAGATAAAACCCTTCCTTCACTCCTTCACTAACCATTATAAGTATACTGATAATCATTGCGTTGAATAGTGAAGCAAAAAAAAAAGTTCCTTCATTTCGTGTCAGTTTCCTTCACTTTTTACCGTAATTCTGACCCAAGTACCCGAACTGAGGTGCTTTTTTTCTAATTCCTGCCCATTGTATTTGGAAACCTCAGCCAACCACCTTGTAAACTGCTTGACCGAAATCTTGGAATGATCTGGGAACGCTGCCTTGAATTCGTCAGTTTTTTCGCTGCATTTGAACAATTCATGCACCGGGATGAAGTCATTGTACCAGTTGATGAACTCTTCAGGCACGGTATTCAATAGCTTTTTAAAGTTCAGATTGTTTGGTTTGGTGCGTACCAATCCATCACGCAGGTAGTCATGTACGCAGGACATCATAAAATTATCGAACAGTTGCCACTGATACTGATCCCAATCATCGTACAGATTATGACCGAAGTGGTCTCTTGGTGTGTACTTCGGTGAGAAGAACTGCTTGAGTTCTATCTCATGCCTGCGTCTATCGTGGCTTGCTCCTTGCCCATTGACAACATAGTTGCTGGTGAGCATAACCTTTGGCGAGTCGGGATATTCGATTTTGAAGGTGTCTTTGTTTTTCTTTTCGACCTCCACGCCTTCGGTGATTATTGAGAATAGCTTCTCAAAATTGAATGACTTACTTACGTCCTCCCAAACCATGACTTGCGTTGATAGTTGTATGCGTTGGAATAGGAATGACTTATTCCATGACCAGTTCTTGCCGTCAAATGTGATAAGATTCTTGATGTGTGCTATGCCTTTGATGAATACGCCTTTACCGATTCCTCCTTCAGGATTATCACTGATGACTTCATCGGTGAGAATGATTGCCTTTGGATTGGATGGGTCCTTGTAAGAGTGTAGAATATAGCCTATGGTATTGCAGAGCATTTGAAAGTTGTCGCAATCCTGCCCAGCGCACCCTATGAGGTCTATGAATTGCAGGAACTCGTTATGATTGAAATCTAAGTCGGTGACGGTATGGAAATCTCTTGGAATGATTTGATCCTGCCATATACAGTTGGGCAGGTTGATGTATTCGAT